GATAATCAGCCTCCTGTTACAGGGCTTTATCCAAATTTTAATAACTCAACAGCTGGAATTGCATTAAATTTTTTATATGGGACGGTTGTCGCGACAATTGCTCGTGAATTTAGTTGGGATTTTGCGAGATCAGAAGTATCTTTAGTTTTAAGTGGAAATGTTGCCCCATTTCCTTGGTTATATGAATATCTTTATCCATCAGATGCTGCTCAGATTTGGCAATTGATGCCTCCTACATTGGCTGATCCGAATAATCCTATTCCTATTCGATGGAGTGTTGCGAATACGATTGTAAGCGGCGTTCAGACTAAAATTATATGGACAAATTTAACAAATGCGGTGGGTGTTATTAATAACAATCCAAAAGAAAGTGTATGGGATTCTATTTTCACACAAGCTGTTATTAGATTGTTGGCGAGTGAATTGGCGACGGCTTTAGCGGGTCGGCCTGATACGGCTCAAATGTTAATAGAAATTGGAAGCTCATTCGAATCTCTTGGTGAAACGAGGGATAGTTAATGACATTTATTGTTACGTCGCCAGAAGACATCATTAATCTTACTCTTTCTAGAATAGGGTATAAGGGGAGAATAGGGAGCATTTGGGATGGTCTTTTTGCATCTAAGAAATTTTTAGATATATACTCTCAAACAAGAGATGAGTTATTGAGATTGGGTGATTGGGGATTTGCAGAACGAAATGTTAATATGAATCTTTTAAAATCCGCCCCGGCATATGGATATATTCCTCCTGTTACATGGAATAATACATATCCTCCTCCGCCTTGGTTTTTCGAGTATGAATATCCTTCTGATTGTTTGAAAGTAAGGTCTATAAAATTTTCTCCTATTTTTATTATAAATTATGATCCTCAATATAATAATTTTGCGATAGAAAATGATCAAGCCTATTCTCCTCCAAAAAAAGTTATACTATCTAATGTCCCAAATGCTATTTTAGTTTATACAGCACAAGTTACTGATCCTACTTCTTGGGAAGCTGATTTTATAGAAGCTTTTTCTTCTGCCTTAGGGCGTCGAATAGCGCCTGTTTTGATGGGATTGGAAAGTGCTAAAATGGAAGTAGCAGACGAAACTGCATCTAAAACTCAAGCAGAAAATGAAAGGGGTTAATAATGACGACTCCTGCAACAATTGCAAATCAAGCTTTGGATGCCATTGGAATCGGGGCAGATATAGAAATAGGTGATTTAGAAGAAGGAACCCGTGAGGCAAAAGTTTGTTTACGTGCTTACGGCCAATGCCTTAGGCAATTGCTCCGTGGTGCGAATTGGGACTTTGCACGGAAAACAGCTCCACTCGTTTTATTAGCTGATGCCAGCGGACAGACGCAAAATGTTGGTAATATGGTTCCTATCCCATGGGTATACGAATATGCATATCCTATTGATTGCATGAAAATGAGGTTTATCCCATTTAATGGATATTTGAATCCGCCCATTCCTGGAAATAACATTCAAATACCTCCACCGACAACGGCTCCGGGGGCTAATCTTCCGTCTTTAATCGGAACGCGGCTTGTTCCTGCGCCTTTCTTAGTTGCAACAGATTATAATTATCCGCCAGACCCATCTCTTCAATATCAAGAAGTACAAGGACAAGGCCAACAAGGCCGAACGGTTATTTTGACAAATATGCAAAATGCACAGGCTATTTATACTGCTTTTATAAGTGAGCCCAGTTTATGGGATGCCTTATTTAGAGGGGCCTTTGTTGCATATTTAGCTAGTGAAGTTGCGCTATCTCTTTCAAAAGATATAAAAATAGGCATGGCTATCCGAGGCGAGCAGATTAAAATTGTAAAAGCAAAACTTGATGCAGCGCGTATTGCTGATGGAAACGAAGGAACATCTTCTACTGATCATCTACCAGATTTTATGCGTGTGCGATCATGGGGTACGGCATATGGGGGCGGCGCTGTTGGACCGGGAGGAATAGGGTTTTGGGGAGGATATGGCGATGGGTGGGGCGGTGGATGGGATGTTGTAGGTTTTTCTGATGGGAGTGTCTATTGAGCACTCCTATTATTCTTACTAATTTTACTGCTGGCGAGATCGCTCCTGCTTTATTTGGTAGGGTTGATCAAGCGCGATATCGAAATGGGGCATCGACAGCACGTAATACTTATGTTGGGTATCAGGGGGGCTTATATTCTAGGGCAGGAACGGCCTTTGTCGGGTTTTCAAAACAAACTGGGAGAACTTATCCGTTTCGGCCTATTCCATTTCAATTTAATGTTGAACAAGGATTGGTTCTTGAATTCGGGAATTTTTATATGAGAGTCGTTTCAAACGGCGCTTATGTTACTGAAAATGTTATCCCTATTTCAAATATTACGCAATCAAGTCCTGCGGTTATAACGGCGAGTGCAATAGGTGGCAAATTTGCATCTCCAGACAACACATTCACTTATAGTTCTTATAATGGTGGAGATACGATTACATTAGCTGGTGGGATATATACAACTCAGGCGGTTTTATCTGTTCTTACAACAACATTATTAGGACTTCAGCTTAATAATTCTGGAACATCTGGTGTTTATGCCCCTGCTGATACCATTAATTTAAGTGGAGGAAGTCAACTCTCTCCTGCTATTATAACTGTTTCAACGACGCAAGTTGTTTCTGCTACTGTTACTTCAGGCGGATCTGGAGGGACGAATGGCCCGGCTGTTGTGACTGGAACGACAGGAACAGGCACGTTATTCCAGGCAAATGTGACGATTGCAAGCGGGGCGATTGCGTCTGTTGATTCAATATCTGTTGCAGGGGATTATACTGTAAATCCGACAACTCCGGCAGCGGAACCTGTGACGGGAGGAGGATTATTAGGTGCAACTTTAAATTTACAAATTGGTGTACTCTCATTTTCAATTACATCAAGGGGAAACTTTTCATCTAATCCTTCAGGAAATGCTTTTACACAAGACTCAACATCTGGATCTGGAATCGGGGCGACATTTCAATATGGGTTGTTTGGGCCATTATCTGTAAATTTTATAAATCCTGGAATTTATACTGTTTTCCCATCAAATCCTGTGCATCAGGCTTCGACATCCGGATCTGGCCTTGGGGCTCAATTTATAGTGTCTGCTGTTTCCGTGGCCCCATTTAATAATGGAGATTGGGTATTTTTGAGCGGTATTGGAGGGATGACGCAATTAAATGGTCAAACTGTTGTTGTAGGAAATTCAACTCCTACATCTTTTTCTATTTTTGATGTTTATGGAAATCCGATAAATTCTATATCATATTCTCCATATACGTCCGGTGGGGATGCAGCAAGAATTTATACAACTCCGGCTCCTTATGCAGAAGAGGATTTAGCCTATTTAAAATTTACACAATCTGCCAATGTCATGTCTTTATGTTGTGTAAATCAAAAATCTAAAGTTGAATATCCGCCTTATGATTTGACTAGAAACTCTGATACAGATTGGGTTTTTACAGAAGTTTTAATGGAGCCTACTATAACTCCTCCTACTTCTATATCAGGAACAGCCAGCCCTGCTCCGATGGGAGCCACATCAAATACATTTTATCAATATTGCGTAACGGCTATAAATGCGAACGATGGTACAGAAAGTGTTGCATCTCCTATTGTGAGTATTCCGAATGCAGTTGATATAGCGGCTACGACTGGATCTATAAAGCTTACATGGTCGGCTGTTTCAGGTGTAGGTGAATATTATGTTTATAAGGCAACGCCAGGATATACATATCAACCTCCTGTGGGGGCGTTATTCGGATTTGTTGGAGCGGCCTATGGGACTCAGTTTATTGATTCTAATACAGTCGCGGATTTTACTCAGGTTCCTCCTGAGCATTTAGATCCATTTGCTAGAGGTCAAATACTTGCTGTAAATGTAATTTCTCAAGGCTCGGGTTATACTTCTGCTTCAGCTTCAATCATTTCAGCAACGGGGTCTGAGGCTGTTCTAATACCCGTTATAGTTAATGGCGCTATTGTTGCCTTTTTGGTAGAAAATAATGGTCGAAATTATTTACCAGTAGATAGGATTGTCATTACAGGGAATGGAACTGGGGCGACAGCATCATTAAAGGTTGGGCCTCAAACAGGAACCTACCCCGCTGTCGTTTCATATTTTCAACAACGTCGTGTTTATGCAAATACATTAAATAATCCAGATACATATTTCATGTCACAACCTGGATCATTTACAAATTTTGATCGTAGGATCCCGACAATTTCGACTGATTCAATTATAGGGTCTCCATGGTCTGTTCAGGTTAATGGAATCCAATGGCTTGTAAATATGCCTGGTGGGCTAATAGCCCTGACAGGTCTTTCTGCATGGCAGTTAACAGGTGTTGGTGGATCATCTTTAAATCCTCAGCCATTTACACCATCGAATCAAGAAGCGCAGCCTCAGGCATATAATGGATGTTCTGCGACTGTTCCTCCTATTCGGATTGTAAATGACATTGTTTATGTTCAGTCAAAGGGATCGATATATAGAGATGCTTCTTATAATTTTTATACAAACATATATACAGGGGAAGACATAACAGTTTGGAACTCTCATCTTTTTACTGGGTATGAAATTATTCAACATGCATGGTGTGAAGAGCCTCGAAAAATTTTATGGGCTGTAAGGAGTGATGGGATATTGCTGAGTTTAACTTATATAAAAGAACAACAAATTATAGGATGGGCCAGACATGATACAAATGGAATATTCTATGGGGTTTGTTCTGTTACAGAACCTCCTGTAGATGCTTTATATGCTTGTGTTCAAAGAAATTTCCCTGCAGGGAAAGCATATGTAATGGAAAGAATGGATGATCGGTTATGGAATTCTGTTGAGGATTGTTGGTGTGTAGATTGTGGATTTCAATTAAGTCAGCCAGAACCTAATGCGAATTTAGATTGTTCTTCTCCTTATGGCTTAGGGTCTATTACAGGGGTGACCAATCTTATGGGAGGGGCTGGATATTCATCTTTTACAACAGCTTTTGTTGTAGATGATAATGGAGAGGGCCCCGGGACTGGTGCAGTTCCGACTCTTACAATTGTTGACGGGGTTATTACTTCGATAACCTTTTCTATAGGCAATCAAGGTCAAAATTATATATTTCCAGAACTTGTTATAACGGATCCATCTAATACAGGATCGGGTGCCTCAGCGCGATTAACTCTAAATAATTTAACAAAATTTACATCATCTGTTCCTATTTTTTCACCTTCAAATATAGGTCAAGTTATTCGAATGGGCGGGGGCGTTGCGAATATAACAGGTTTTATTGATGATAAAAATGTTTTGGCTCAAATCATTGATCCTATTGTTGATATTCAGCCTAATTCTGCTAATTTTGTTAATTCGCAGGGATTAGTTCAAACTCAATTATCTGGATCTTGGACAATGACGGAGCCTGTTTCTACTCTTACGAATCTTCAGCCATTAGCTGGGATGGTTGTAACGGGGTTGGCTGATGGAGTTGTTATTCCACCGACAGTGGTTAACCCGAATGGCATGATAACATTATCACAACCTGCTAGTTCTATTATTGTTGGATTAGGGTTTCAGGTTCAAATTCAAAGTCCTTATATTGATTTGGGAGAACCCACGGCTCAGGGACAAAGAAAGAAAATATCAGCATGTACGGTTCGAATTGAAGCTTCTTTAAATGTTGAGATTGGATGTAATCAAGTTGATGGATCAACATTAAAACCTTCTCAGATTGCGCCTGTTTGGAATAATATGAAGTTGATACCAAATAAGTCGAGGGCCCCATATAATAGTTTGCGGCAACCTCTTTACACGGGGGATGAACGCATTCCTCTTGTTGGAGGATATGCTATTCCGGGCCAGGTTTCTGTTCAGCAAGAGCAGCCTCTTCCTCTTCAAATTTTAGCCGTTATCCCTGAAATTTGGTCTGGCGATAGTCCCGAACAGAGATCTCCTTCTATGAAAAAGCAAGGAGAGGGGAACAAAAATGAAAGATAATATAAAAATAATAGATTCCAAAATGCATCATTGTGGAATTATTTCTAGAAATATGGTAGAGAAGAAAAATATTTTTCATAATTTTAATTTAAGAGATGTGCATTCCTTTATGATAAGAAATTTTAAAAATTCTGTTATTTGTAAAACAGCGTTTCTAAATGATCAAATAATAGCTATGGGTGGGTTAGAATCAAATCTTTGTTCAGATACAAGTTTAGTTTGGCTTGCTGTAAATGATTCTTTTCATAAAGTAAAAATATCTGCAATAAAAGAGATAAAAAATACATTTAGAAGTATTTTTATGACAAAAAATGATATTATTTGTTATGTAAATAGAAATGATAAAAAATCTATTAAATTCGCAGAATTCTTAGGATTTGAGATGTGCTCGTGGATGGATAGGGATATGGTAGAAATGATTATAAGAAGACGGTGATGGTGAGGATTTAAATGGTTTCTAGATTTAAAATACAACATTTATTAGACCCATTCACCTTAGGTATTTTAGGAGCCGGGGTCTCGGCTGCAGGGTCTATAGTTGGCGGAATTTCTTCAAGCAATGCTGCTAAATATCAAGCACAAGTTGCTGAAAATAATGCACTTATTGAGCGGCAAAATGCAGATTATGCAATGAAAGCGGGAGAAGCTCAGACCGAAAAAAGTAGTTTAAAAGGTGCTGCTAATTTGGCAGCTATTAAAGCAAGTCAAGCTGCGAATGGTGTGGATGTTAATACAGGGTCTAACTTGGATGTTCAAGAATCTGCAAGAGAAACCAATAAATTAGATACATTGACGACATTAAATAATGCTCAACTTCAAGCCTATGGATATAGGACACAAGCAACAGCATTTGAATCTCAAGCACAG